TATCCCCAAACACCACTTGTGATAATATTTTAGGCCATTGCATTATATTCACTTTGTTTCTTTTTAAATTGTATCACGGCAACCTGGATTTTATTGTTCAGGCTGTCGCTAATATTTTTGGTGACGATAATGCTGCATCCATACCTGATCCTCTCATTTCTATTGATGAGATACGTGTTATTCTTGTATCTACTTTTTCTCTGTTCGGATACGAGCTCGATCCTATTTTGATCACTCGTAATATCCTTGAGATAGAGTTTTTAGGTTTTACCATTTCACGTCATGGTGATTGGTTTTATCCTAGGTACAAGCAGGACAGGTTGGTTGCTGCGTTTTGTTATGATTTTGAGAAGACCCAGAATGAGGGTGCTTTGGTTAGTAAAGCTTGGACTTTGACTATTATGGCGGCTGGTGGTGATAGATCTGTTTTTGATTCTATGTGTATTGCTTTATATCATTATTGCAATCACTTTAAAGACACTACCGACCCTGTTGTCCGTTCTTACCTTAATTTGGGGGTTCCCACCTTTGAAGATTGTATCGCTTTCTATCTCGGTTGGGAGTCCTCGATTGACTTATCATCTTATGTAAATTTGGAGGTGGTTGGTATAAATTTACTTGATGAGTAATGTTAAAGGTAAAAATAAGTCTAAAGCTCGCGGAGGAAAGAAGAAACGGGCCCAAAAGCCCGGTCCTTCCAGACCACCTGGCCAAGGCCAGTCTCGCAAAGCTGCTCGGAGACGAGCTAACCGAAATGTGGCTCCAGTACGATCAATGGTCCCGGCTGTTAAAGGGAAAGGCGCTTACTATGACGCTAATGGTACTCGACAACGTGGTCTACCGCCTAACTACTGGGGCGATGTCGGGGAGAAATTGTGGAACGGGGCATCTTCTATTGCCGAGTGGGCTGGATTCGGCGCCTATAACGTCAGACAGAACTCCTTTTCAGGAGCCCTTATGGCAGGAAACTCTCCCGCTATTATGGCTAATTCTGGAAATGGAACAGGTAATACCATAATCACTCACCGTGAGTATGTGGGTGAACTTACTACTGGCGCTTTGGCTGCTGGTTCTACTGGTTTTGTTTTGACCAAGTATACCATTAATCCTGGTAACAGGGCTTTGTTCCCCTGGTTGGCATCGATAGCTCTTAATTATCAATTTTACCGTGTTTGCGGTATGATCCTTGAGTTGAAATCGGAGTCTTCCAGTTATGCTGCCCAACTTAGTATGGGTACTATGTTTATGGCTACTAATTATAACTCGTTGGATGATGCTCCTTCTGACAAGTTCGAATTATTAAACATGGAATTTTCTACTTCTGGTCGTCCTTGCGATGATCAAATTCATTTGATTGAGTGTGCTCATCCTGAGACCGTTCAAACTAAGTTATATGTCACTGGGGATAGTAATTATAAAGGCGGGGATGCTCGCCTCTATAATCTCGGTGATGTTTACATTGGTACTTTTGGCTGTCCTAATGCCAATCAAAAGGTCGCTGAAATCTGGGTTACTTACCAGATGGAGTTGTTTCGACCTATACCTGCATCTATTAACGATGACGACACCACTGCTATTTGGAATGTTGATACCGTCGGCTCTGGATTTTTCTGGGGCGCTGACGCAGTGTTGGTTGCTCAAAGTGCAACTAACTATCAAATATTTCTCGATAGTGATGGCGTTGGTATTCAATTACCAAATGTCGCCGGCGCATACATTTACACGTTTGTGTGTGCCACTCCCGTGACAGCTCCTGTCACTGGTATTGGGAGAAGTGTTGTAGCCACGGCAACTAATAATTGCCGTTTGGTTCCACTTTATCCTACTCCCTCAGGGAACACTGGTTTGCTTCGTGCTTGGGATTCCGTTACCTTAATCGGTAGTGTGTGGATCTTTCAGGTTGTTATTATAGCAGACAATGTTGTCCCTGTTGGTCAAGTCATTAACGTTGGCTTTAACGGTACTTTTTCTACCGCTGCACCCAATACTTTTGGGCGCCATTATATTTCAGCCCTTGACTATGACATGATTCACTCTTTACCTGAGAGTTGATTACTGTTGTTTCATCCGTTGGGATAAATTTATAATAAAAAAAAAA